AGTTAATAACAAATAAAAAAGTATTCAGTTATTTGGAATACAACATAGAAGGAGATTAGAATGGAAAGATATAGGATTGTGAAAGAAATAAGGTATAGCGGCTGTATTCCGATAGTCGTGTATTTTGTACAAGTCAGAAAAGACAAACGTATTTCATCCGAATGGGTGAATGTAAAGGGATTTGATACCTATAAGAGAGCGAAAGAGTTGTTGGATGTTTTAAATGTTGATTGATATGAATATAGAAGAAGCAAAAATAAAGAAAGCGAAAGCAGAAATGGAGATAGCCCGGATTCTGGAAAATCTCGAATTAGAAACCGGATTGAAATCCAATATAGTTTATGTGTATCGGGAAAACGCAAAATCAGAACCTTTATCTCAACCCAAAGAGTGTATAAGAATAGATATTATTTTAACACTATGATAAAATTAAGACTGATGCTCCGATGGCTGCTTATCCCTTTATGGTTCGCCATATTCATAGCCTATCTGCCGATATGGTATTTGCAAATGAGCTGGTACTATTTCAGCTTTAGCGATTACTGGGACAGCTATATGGTATTATGGGACAGAATAATGTTGTTTTTAAAACTTAAAAAGGAATAGGAGAAGGTCATGGAAGTAAAGAACGGAATAATAATAGACGGAGTGCTGCATGAAATGGTGTCAATAAGAGAAAACTACTCGTGTGACAATTGCAGCTTGCAAGGAACATGTGATAAAACAGACTTCTTCTTATGTACAGTAATTGCCGGACGGCATAACTCTGATGAACGTTTTATCAATCGTGGCAAAGTAACGGATATTAAGACAGATAAGGAGGAATGACAATGGAAGAAAAAGAAATTGACTGGGAACAGAGGCGTTATGAACTGGCAAAGGCTGCAATGCAAGGATTCTGTAGCAATCCACATCAACAGATAATGGATGCTGACTCAAATATGGTGGCAGAATGGAGTATTGGTTTTGCTGATTCACTAATAAAGAAACTGAAAGGAGAATAACCATGGATGCAGAATTTAAAAACAAGAAAGAAGTGGTCTTTGACGGCAAAGACCTTATATTCAACGTGGACGGAATAGAAATTAGGAACGGGAAACTGCCTGATTCCTTCAGTATAAAAGAGCGCTATGAGATAAGCGCGGAAAGCCTTACCAAGCTTGTCGTAGCGTTGGGTGACGGGAATACGCTGGCTGAATTTATTGATGTACAAGAAGGATTCAGTTTTTCCAGGAAAACACGGGCTATCTATTCCTTGAAGGATGAGTATGTCAAGAAGCTTGTCGAAGAAATAGCCAAGTTGGAAAATAAAGTAAATTCCCTGCAAGATGAAGTTTATGCAGGACGTAGAGAAGCTGCTGATGAAAGATACAAGCGTATACTGCTGGAAGGTTTTATTGAAGAGCACAACAAGCGCTCATGGTGGGGACGGGCAGAAAAGATTGAACTTAAAACGGAAGACTAGCAATGAACCTGCATATTACAGATTTCCCGGAATACCCGTGGAAGACCCTGGATGTGCATAAGGACTTCAGCTACTCGTTCAACATCAGTCCGGGAAAGAAAATAGAGGAGGATTTGTTCGATTCCTCCAAGATGAAAGTTGTGTCCTACAATGAAAACAGCCATGTGCAGATATTGGCTGTATGTGACCCTTACGGACCGCCTTTCTATGTACGCAGTGATATTGATGGTTTGTTATGGTCCTCATGGGTAAAAATAGAGGAGGAACACTTCTGGCAAGAGATTAATGGTTGTGCGGCAACCATTAATTTCCCTCCTCTGTGTACGTCTCATTATTATTTTTAATCGAATTGAACAATCAGAAATTAAAAACTAAAACTTATGGAATCAAAAGATTTTTTAATTGAATCAGAGAATCCGAATAACTGTCATCGGCATTCCTCTCCAAATGGACAAACAGTTCTTCCAGCGAATTCCACTGACGGGAGTCGCCAATGTGAAGAATCATCTTCCACAGATAAGGATTTTCGAGAAACAGAGGAAACATTCGAGCAGCAATCGCATTGTAATGGTCTCTGTGGTATACATTCTCTCTTAGAAGGCTATCCCAGGATTGTAGAAATTTTGGATGAAGAGTTGAAGCGTATAACTCTGGATTCTCTGCCAGAAGGTCATTTAGATAATCCTGGAAAGAAGGGGCGTAATGGCGCTGAACTGATTGCGGATATTGACTCCAAATTCGGAACAAACTATTCAGATTATACATGGAAGCAAGTTCGCAAACGGATTCTTCAAACCACATCAAACCAGACAACTCACCCGTCATAGTTCCGTTGATAATGTGATGGCAATACTCATGAGCAAATTGGTAAATCCATTGGCACCAAAAATCACCTCTTGTGTGAAGGTAAATAATCCTATCATTACCAATGTTGCTGCACATTGGATTATCCTTAAAGTAGTTGTATCTAACCGTACATTTATCTATCGAGGAACAAGGGATTTGAAGTGCATCGCTAAATGTCATATCGACATAACTGAGAATCTCTTTCACGATATACACATTGAAATCACCGAATGCTTCATCAGTGGCAAGCCTTATATTAGGGCTTACTTCAATAACAGGGTATTGCATAATAACTAAGTTTAAAATTTGACGAAACAAATATACAAATAAAAACGGGCACACCCGACATCCATAATGATAAGTTTAGAATTTGACACTTTACTCTTTTTCATTTGGGTGTGCCCTTTATAAAGGAAAAAAATGATTATATGACAGAAGAACTTGTAACATTGGAAACTGCGAAGGTGCTGAAAGAGAAAGGATTTAAAGAAGATGTTAGTGTCTTTTACGAATTGGTGTGTGAAGAAGGTAGTTATGAGTATGAGCTATTTGAAAGCTACGATGCCCAGAATTACAATGCAAGCGTTTACTCTTTCTCTGCCCCAACTCAATATATCGTCCAGAAATGGCTGCGTGAAACCAAGAACTTACAGATTGAAATATACCGAAGTGCCGTAGGGTACGGCTATGCTATAGTGAAATCCGATAACGGAACGTGGCAGGAAGATGATGATTCCAGGGGGCCTAATGATGGCGGTCTGTGGGATACCTACGAAGAAGCACTTGAAGCAGGAATACAAGAAGCGTTAAAACTTATATGAAAATGACTCCTATTGTAAATGATGCTTATAGACTTAGAAAGCTTCTAGAAAAAGCAACGGGAATAAAAGTTTATAAATCAGATTTACTTTCTAATTATTTCAATTGTTATCTAAGCATAACGCAAGAGTATAAGAATGAAACTAATCCGCATATTACAGTAGCGCAAGGTGACTGGTCGATAGTAAATGGCGGTGAATATAAAATTTCACTCTATACACCTACAATCGTCATTAAAGGCAAGAAGGTGCTTAATACTCGTTTTGTAAAAGATGTAGCCTATAAGATAGTGGAAGCATTAAATGATGAATTTGGAGAAGATAATTGGAATACGTGCAACAATGAAACGAGAGTTTGGCTTCCCATGTCTCGAAACTCGTTCTATTTGCAAATTCCAAATTTTGAGAAGTATTAAAACTTATATGATATGGCTAAGAAAATAATGTTTAATGATAAATACGGCTTAACCCAAGCCGTATTGGATGGTCGGAAGACTATGACAAGAAGAGTTTATAAATTACCAGCTAAATCATACGGAGGATTAGAAATTGAAGATAATAAAATAATCACATTTGATATAAGTGGGGAAGAAATAGCAACATCCCCGAAATACTATATTGGCGAAGTAGTTGCCATTGCACAACCATATAGAAATATTGCACATCCCGATGACGGTTTCCTTGATGAAAGATATGAAGTTAAAGACGAATATGTTGCAGGATGGGCAAATAAGATGTTTGTACGTGCCGACCTCATGCCGCACCATATCCGAATTACAAACATAAAATTTGAAAAGTTACAATCTATCTCCGAAGAAGATTGCTTGAAAGAAGGTGTTATTAAAAGATTTCACTCACCAGCATGTAGAAACTTTTACTATGTGCCAAACGTGGAAGTTAAGAGTAAGGATGATGTTTATTTGACATCACAAGAAGCATTTTCCGCATTGATAGACAGAATATCCTGCAAGGGTACATGGAAATCGAATCCCTATGTCTTCGTTTACGAATTTGAACTGATTGATTAAAATTTATTATGGAAACCGTGGAACTGATAATTAAAGTCTCCATCTCTTTATTCAATGCCATTGCATTAGGATTTGTCCTAATCCTGGTAAGCAGATGGCATAGGCGCATGGAGGACAAGCTGAATGAGATAAGGGAATACACCCGTAGGGTTTCAGAGTGTAACCGGTTCATTTATATAAACCAACTTGAATGGCTGAAAAGCGCAATGATTAATGAGGAACGGTACGAGGAGGCTGCTAAAATCAATAAATGTATTGAGGATGAGTATAACAAATTAAAGAATAGTAAACATGAATCTAAATGAATTGCGCGACCGCGCCTATAAAACCGCTTGCAACCACGGTTTTCACGATGAAGAGCTGAGTAATGAACACTGCCTTTGCCTTGTCATATCCGAACTTATGGAAGCTGTGGAAGCGGATAGAAACAATAAATATGCTGATAGGAAATCTTTCAAAGATTATTATGAGGATGAAGAGCCGCATTACAATGCCGATTTTAAGTATAGTTTTGAAAAATATATCAAAGACTGTGTGGAAGACGAGTTTGCCGACGCCTGCATACGCCTGCTTGATTTGGCTGGATTAAGAAATATATCCATTGATGATTTTCCTGAAGAAGCGATATATGGTGCATCCGAAAGTTGCGTAGGTGAAACATTTACTGAAAGCATATACGCCATATCCACATTGCCAATTCGTTATTTTTATGAATATGATTATTCTTTTGAAAGTCAGATAGGTCATATGTTATTATCAATCTTCGGGCTTGCCAAGCATATGAACATAGACCTTATATGGCATGTGGAGCAGAAGATGCGGTACAATGAATTGAGAGAAAATAAACATGGAAAAAGATATTGATTATGAAGCGTGAAATAAAATTCAGAGGTAAAAGTACTGATACGGGGAAATGGGTATATGGATTTCTCTCTTTTTTCTATACTGCCGGAAGGGACGAAAACGGACTTATCCTCACGGACAAGGCGAGGATATATTCCCCGGAAGACTGCCGGTGCGATGACGTATGGGCTGAAACCGTCGGGCAGTTCACCGGACTGCGTGATAAAAACGGGAAAGAGATTTACGAGGGGGATATTGTAAAAACCAAAGAATATGGTATTGAAATTCCCAATGGAAAAGTAAGTTTTAACTCCGTCGGTTATGACAATTTTATTATCAATTATATTGATGGTGGATTTTGTCTATCAAATAATCACCGTTGCTTTTTATTGTGCAGAGGCAATCACCTTGAAGTCAATGGAAATATTTACGATAACCCCAATTAAATATAAGGAATAGATATGAAAACAGACCTCATTTTCTTTATTGCGATATTCATCATCGCAGTATTGTTTATCGGGCATTTCCGGTTGACATTTTCGCCGTTCAGCATATCACTTCCTTATTGGCATAGAGCTTTAGGAGTAGTTCTTATTGTTGCAGGCTGTTTGGTTTACAATATAGGGGAGAATGTAGCCGGGTATAAGAAAGGGCTTGATAACGGCATGGAAATAGTCTTGAAACAATTGAAGAAACGGTATGAACGACCAGGTGATTAATAAAGAAAAGATATTGCCAATGGTTACAAAAAAAGGCTATCTTCCCAGACAGCCAATCTTTTTTATTAACCTTAATCTAATACTATGAAAAACACATTGCAAAGGTACGGATTTGTGGGAGTTATGCAAATTATGAGCCTTTGTTCAGCCATCTTATAACATGGTTTAGCAAGCGGATATGTATGTTAACCATTAACGTAATAGATTTATAAAATTAACAAATAGTCAATGAGTAGAAATGAAAATGTCTGGACTGATGCGAAATGTGCAGCCCTTCGAGTTGAGTTCCTTACCAGTCGTGAGGAACTCTTTTTGTATGCAAAAGCCATTTATTTCGCTATGATGTGGGGTAGGGAGGTGAACGAGAAAAATCGGGTTCTTCAGGAAAAGGATAAGTCTGTTAAATAAAAGAAAGAGCCAACCCACGCACGACCATGAATCAGCTCCTCACACGATTATGATGCAAATATACTATTTACTTTTAAAATAATCGTGTTATGGAGTTGGATTTTAACAAAATAATTCGTCTTAAAAAGATTCGTATCGAAAAATCAGAACTTTCAGAGGAAGAAAATATCTTAACTTCCCCGGTTCTGAAAGATAAGAGCCTTATCCATGAAATCTATAAAATATTTGTTGAGTTGTTGAATAAGAGGGGATGTCCGCCGAATATTGACAGTGTTACCCAGCGGAAGAAGTTCATTTTCATTATCCTGTATCTGTTTTCTCCAAGTTCGCTCGCCGGTGGGAAAATGACATCAGGGTTACGTCCGGAAATAGCAAAGGTTCTTGGTGTTCAATCAGAATGTACCATTTCCGACAATTGTGCTGATGTCGTGTTTCTCTATCAGAATTATGGGGATTTCAGTGGAGATATAGAGTATCTTTACACCGAAATCGTAAATCGGTTAAAATTCAAAGGGCTAATCAATTAATGAGCCGGAGTTTAGTGCTCCGGCTTTTCTGCGTTACCTACTTTAATTGGTGGAATTATTATTTTAAGTATGTCTTTTATATACTTCTGAACCTTCTTTGTTATGGGACGATAATTTGTAAATTGAATATCTCTTCCGCTATCTAAATCAATATAGACACCATACATTTTATCGCATTCTTGTATTAATTTGTTGAAGTTCTTTAAATTTGAATATCTAGATTCGTAACAGTGTAAGAAATCTCCTAAATCATTGATAGATTTAATAGCTTGTCCTAATTGTCCTTGTGACTCATAACTTTCATCCATTTCAATGTCTTTTTTACATTCAATTAGATGATTTATTAACTCTTTGTCTAAATTATTGCATATTTCAAAAAGTGATTTTGAAAACTCATATTCATTGAGTAATTCCATTTTGAACAATTCTAATGAATTATTGTATTGGGATTCTACTGATTTAATGATATTAGTAATGCTTTCTATGTCTTCTTTGGTAGCAAGATTCTTCCCTTTTTCTTCGTTATATGCTTTCTTTCGAGATATACTGCACAAGAATATAAAGTTCCCTATGGCTAAAATGACAGCAATAATATTGATAATTGTATTGACATCCATATCATTCTCCTTTCTCTATTTTTATCTTTTTTCCACAATGGGGGCAAATAATAGCGTTTTCTTCTTTATCCTCATTCAGTAAGTCAATTATTCCTACATCTAATGCCTTTGCTATTTCACCTAACTTCCCAATGGTAGGGTTGCCGGACACTGCGGCATACAAGGCCTGATATGTCACTCCCATTCTTTTAGCAAGGTCTTGCATGGTAATGCCCTGCTGTTTGCAGATTTCTTGTACTCTTAGCATGATATTCAAATTATAATTTGATGCAAAGATAGGAATAGTTTTCAAATTATACATAGAATATATAAAGAATAGTATCAAAAAATAATTTGAAAAATTTTCTATCAAAATTTGTTTTATTCAAAATAAAATTTGATATTTGCATCGTGATAATAAAAACATAGTTTGAATAACAATTAAAATATATAAGATATGGCAACAAAGAAGATTGATGAAGAGAAGACATTGAAATATGCAGTAGCATTTTACTTCTGCACGTCAGGTAAGGTAAACTTCATGTTAGGCAATAAAATGTATCAGCATATAGATACTGTTTATGACCAAAGAGAAGATGGCAGAGGCTTCAATACCTGTGAAGTTGTTTATAACTACAAGGCTCAAAAGTACGAGGTTCTGAATGTAGATACAGAGATAGGCAATAAAGAGATTACAATATTATAAGTTTAACCAGCAGGGCGAAAGCCCTGCGCAATATAGAAGAATATGAAAGAAAATATATTTTTAAAAGCAGTTATAGAAAAACCGTTATTGAATAATGAACCAGAAGTTTTACACCTTTTCGTTCAAATTATCAATGAAATAACTTCTTGTATGTCAGAAGACGAGTTAAGAGGCTGTATGAACTCTTTAATAGTAAGATACCCTTATTTTAAACTGTTTTTCGATTATGGTTTCGGACATAATCATATGTGGGTGAAAGCATCAGGTTCTTTAGAAAGATTGATATTGGTTGAGTTCTAATCCGGTAGCTTTCGAGCTGCCACAATATACACGATTATGAAAGCAGATTTAGTTTTAGTTATCAGCCCTGAAGCCCCACTGATGAAGCAACTGGGCAAAGTGTTAGGTAAGATGGTAACCCCTTATGACTTCTCTACTATAGAGAGGGGTGAAAAGTACATCACCATACAGCATGACGAGACTGGGCTTGTAGTGGCTTATACGAGTGAAAAAAGATTGAATGCAAAACATTAAATATAGTGATTATGAACTCAATAAATGAAAACGGTTGCAGCGTATGCCAACCCGGTAAAGAGAATTATTGTACCTACAACACCAGGTTGAGAGGAAAAAGAGTGAGAATGTACCAGTACGACTACCGTACTGATAGCGGTGAACTTTTTTCTTGTTGTGCGCCTACCTTAGAGGCGTGTAGAGAAAGACGGGATAAATGGCTTAGTTCACGACAATAAGCCGGTTGTCGTGTATAACGATTGAAGATATTTCGTTATCTTTGGTTGTGGTAGTATCTTTGGGGTACTATCGCGGAATGGAGCAGTTGGTTAGCTTACCGCTTTGACTTGGCGGTGGTCACAGGTTCGAGTCCTGTTTCCGCAACTATTGAGTATTAATTTAAATTTGACACGATTATGAACATTCTTACATTAAGTATCAAACAGAAGTATTTCGATGAAATCTTGGCAGGAAAGAAAACCCACGAATACCGTGAAATCAGACCAACTAACGCTAAGAAGTATATCACTTACCTATGTGGCGGCAAAGAATATCCGGCTGATGCAGAACTGCCTGAAGAAGGTGAAATAGAATTAAAGCCTATCAAGTACGATGCAATCAAGCTTCTGACAGGTGCATATACAGGTAAACGTCCTTATATTATCGTTGAAGTGAAAGTAGCAGAAGCAGTTATTCTCACAGATGAAAACGGTAATGATATTGTTTACGAACATCAAGGCGAAGAGTATCTTGCTGCACAAATGGATTATACTTTGGGCAAGATATTAGAGAGACATATAGATTGATTTGTTTAACTTTTAAAATTAAAAAGCAGAGTCGCAAGAAGAATTAACAGAGTAGCCGGGCCTCGCAGAAATATGAACGGTGCAGGGGCTGGTGGTAGATTGGTTGCCAGACGTGGCGGTGAAGCTGGTACATCACAGTTGGGGTCACGCAGACAGCGTTATAGTGACCTTCGTACTTCATTTGGTTTAAGTGGTGGTTAGCTATGAGCAAGGTAGAACAAGCGAACCGGTATATAGACCTCATTCGGGTAAAATCGAATGAGGCTTTACTGTTTTTATCACTTGGCAAAGATTCGCTTGTTCTGCTTGATTTAATCTATCCGAAGTTTGACCGGATTGTTTGTGTGTTCATGTACTTCGTCAAGAAATTGGAGCACATTAACCGATGGATTGGCTGGACTAAAGTCAAATATCCAAAGATTGAGTTTGTGCAAGTGCCTCACTGGAATCTTACTTATATTCTTCGTGGAGGTATGTATTGCGTGCCTAATCCGAAAGTGAAACTATTGAAGTTGGCAGATGTGGTAAAGGCTATGCAGCTTACTTATGGGCTTTATTACACATTTTTAGGCATGAAAAAAGCCGATGGTATGAACCGCAGGCTTATGCTGAAAGGGTATGAGGTAAACGGTTACGAGAATAACGGTATGGTTTATCCTTTGGCTGATTGGACACAAAAGGATATTCTTGCTTATATGAGGCAGCACAATTTACCCGAACCAGTTCGATATTCATTGAAAGCCAGTTCGGGAGTAGGTTTCAATCTTGATTGTATGCTTTGGATGGAGAATAATTACCCACAAGATTTACAGAGAATTTACAAAGTTTTCCCAATGGCTGAAAGGGTGCTTTGGGAGTATAATAATCAACAAAAGCAATAGAAGGAAAGCCGAGTCAGAAGAAAATCAATTGATGATATTGCAGAGCAAAGATACAGACTATCTCGTACTTTAACGGGTAATAGGCTGAACAGAGTAAACTCTATTGCAAGAAAGTATATTCGATACATTGAACGAACCTTTGGGTATAACGAGGGGAAACAACAAGATGGCGCAAGAAAAGTATCTCGAAGAATTTATATGGGTTTAACTAATGGATGATATGGAATTGTCAAAATACATAAAGAGTGAATCGATGGAACTTAATCGTTCTGCCATTCACTTTGCAGATTATAACCCCCGGAAACTTTCCGATGAATCACGTAAGACACTGAAACGTGGCATCAAGAAGTTTGGTTTAGTCGGTGGAATTGTCGTGAACAAGCGTACAGGTCTTACCGTAGTCAGCGGGCACCAGCGTTTGTCTGTCATGGACGAATTGCAAAAGTTTCCCGATAACGACTACCGCATTCGTGTCGATGTCATAGACGTGGACGAGCAGCAGGAAAAGGAGTTAAACATTCTAATGAACAACCCTAATGCACAAGGGACATGGGATTTTGACGCTCTTGCCCGTATTGTTCCTGATATTGACTGGAAAGATGCAGGTCTGACCGATGCAGACTTGAATATGATTGGTGTCGACTATCTTTTGCAGACCGAAGGGGAAAACTCTATTGCGGATGCTTTGTCTGATATGATGACCCCGGTTTCCGAACAGAAAGAAGCCGATAAGGCCGCCAAACAGTTGGAACGTGCCGAAAAGGTAGCCCACATGAAGGAAGTCAAACAACAGGTAAAGGAGAATGCACAGAAACAAGCCGAGAACATGGATGCCTATGTGATGTTGTCCTTCGATACCTATGAAGCTAAAGCCGCTTTCTGCGAAAGGTTCGGGTATGAACCAGATATGAAGTTTATAAAGGGAGAAGTTTTTGATGAACAAGTAGAAAGAATAGATTAATTATTGGGAGGAAAGCTGAGTTAGAAAGAAAACATATAGCCAGTTATATCAGCAGTCCAGACGAATAATGTACAACGCTGGAAGACAATACGGGTTAGGTTCTGCAAGACAAAGAAACATAAGGGATAGAACGAAATCCATAATGGGAAGATATGCTGAGAAGATAGATAGCTATTTCTCAAAAAGAGGAGTTGATGTCTATGGAAACAAGCCAATTTCTCGCCGTGTATATATGGGTAACAATAACGGTTAAAATTATGAGCAATAGTGAATCTCAAAATAGAAAAGGTAAAGGAGGAAGAAAGCCAAAGTTTGACTATACAAGCGAGGACTTTCTTTCTCTCGTGGAATCGTATGCCAAAAAGGGATTCACTGATAAGGAAATTGCCTATGCCATAGGGATTTTACCACAAACTTTCTGCGAAAAGAAAAGTGAGTACACCGAAATATCCGAAGTCTTAGCGCGTGGGCGTGCGACAATCAATGCCACTGTAAGGGCTAAATTCCTTGTAATGGCTCTCGGTGGCATAAAAACCAAAAGCACCGTGGTAAGAAAGCTCCGTGATTCAGAAGGGAATTTGACGGGCGAAGATGAATTACAAGTAAGCGAAAGCGAGTTGGCTCCTAATTTGCAAGCAATGTCCGTTTGGCTGTACCACCATGATGAAGATTGGAGAAAGATTGAGCGCAAACAAGATGAAGACGCTGATATTCCAACAGACATAGAGCATGGCATCAACATTGATTCCTGGATTAAAGACAAGCTGAAATGATAGTACCTCAAGAAATTTACCATCCATTATACGAGGATAAGGAAAAATTTATAATTCTTATCACCGGTGGGCGTGGTAGCGGAAAGTCTTTCAATGCTTCTACCTTTATTGAGCGGTTGACTTTTGAAATGACTCCCGTAGAGAAGATAGTTCATCAGATTCTTTACACCCGTTACACGATGGTTTCTGCCGGTATGTCTATCATCCCCGAAATGATGGAGAAGATAGATTTGGACGGAACCACGAAATATTTCAAGACCACAAAGACGGATATAGTCAATAAGATGACTAAGAGCCGTATCATGTTCCGGGGTATCAAGACTTCTTCCGGGAACCAGACAGCAAAACTGAAATCCATTCAAGGCATTACGACTTTCGTCTGCGATGAAGCGGAAGAGTGGACAAGCGAAGATGAGTTCGACAAGATAATGCTCTCCATTCGCAAGAAGGGTATTCAGAACCGGATTATCATTATAATGAACCCATGCGATTCCAATCACTTCATCTACAAGAAATACATTGAGAAAACTCACAAGCTGGTAGAGATTGACGGTGTGCAGGTTCAGATTTCCACTCATCCGAATGTGCTTCATATTCACACTACCTACTTTGATAACTTGGATAACCTTTCTCCTGAGTTCCTGAGAGAGGTGGAAGATATGAAGGTGAGTAATCCTGAAAAGTATGCTCATGTGGTTATCGGTCGCTGGGCTGACGTTGCAGAAGGTGCTGTGTTCAAGAAGTGGGGAATTGTTGACGAGTTCCCGGCTTGGGCAAAGAAAATTGCTTTCGGGCAAGACTTCGGTTATACGCATGACCCGTCTGCTTCCATTCGTTGTGGTATCGTTGATAACGCCCTTTACTTGGATGAAGTGGATTACCGTACTGGATTGCTTTCTTCTGACATCATCAAGACTCTTCGCCCGTGGGGATTGAAAGTCATTGCTGACAGCGCAGATCCACGTTTGATTCAAGAGATACACAACGGAGGAATCAAGATATATGCCGTAGAGAAAGGTGCAGGCTCTATCAATGCCGGAATTGACAAAATGAAAGATATGGAGATTTATATAACCAAACGCTCGTACAACTTACAAAGCGAGTTCAGAAAGTATGTTTGGGCAAAGGATAAGGACGGGAACTATATCAACGAACCGGAAGACCATGACAATCACGGAATAGATGCTGTACGTTACTATGTATTGGGTGAGCTTCTTGGTAAGATTCAGAAGCCGAAAGATTTAACAGGAATATTCACACACTAAAAATATAAGCTATGCCATTGAATTTAGAAGAAATATTAGCATTGCCCGATATCGGGCAGAAGATAAACTATCTGAAGAAAGGTAGGAAAACTGAACTTCCCGACCGTTGCAAACTTTGGGATGATTGGAATCCGGAACGCCATGAAATCATGGTTGACGAAAAGAAATATCCGGACAGAAAGGTTCTTGAAAAAGAAGCAGAGAAGCACTTCGATGAAAAAACGGGTAAGACTTATGAAATCGAAGCAAAGTATAAGACTGAACCGGTGAACCGTATCTCCATTCCATTGGAACAAGATATAGTGAATATTCAAACAGCTTTCACGGTCGGCACAGAACCGTCTATGGATTGCACTCCGACTGATGATGATGAAAAGAAGCTGCTGGATGCGGTCAAAGCTGTATTCAAGTCCAACAAAATCAAATCTCAGAACAAGAAGATTGTCCGTGCCTGGCTCTCCGAACAGGAAGCGGCAGAATATTGGTATGTTACCGATGATGATTCGTTTTGGGCAAAGTTTTGGAAGAAAATAAAGACTACCTTCGGGGGGAAGGTAAAACCCACCAAGAAACTGAAAAGCGTGTTATGGTCTCCATTCAGAGGTGATAAGCTATACCCGTTCTTTAACGACGAAGGTAAAATGATTGCTTTCTCACGTGAGTACAAGAAGAAGCTCATGGATGATTCGGAGGTCATCTGCTTTATGACTATCACGGACAAAATGGTTTATCAATGGGATTTGTCTAAAGGGTATGAAGAAAGAACGCCTTTTGCTCATGGATTCCCAAAACTACCGGTTCTCTATGCTTATCGTCCAGAACCTTATTGCAAGAAGATAAAGACATTCCGTGTCCGGCTGGAAAAACTGTTATCCAATTATGCTGATTGCATCGATTATCATTTCTTCCCATTGCTGAAGCTAATTGGAGATGTAGAGGGTTTCATGGGTAAGGTTAAGGATAGAATGGTCAAACTTACAGGTGAAGGTGCGGATGCTCAATATCTGACATGGAACCAAGTTCCGGATACGGTACGTTTTGAAGCAGAAACACTCACCAATATGGCTTATGATATGTCAAACACTCCAAGAATATCCTTTGAGACGTTGAAGGGGGTAGGCAAAGCATCAGGGACCGCTTTCCGCTTTATGTTCATGGGCGCACATATGGCGGTAGAAAATCACGGTGAGGCTATCGGTGAGTTCTTGCAGCGGAGAGTAAATTTTATTGTTTCCGCTTTAGGCTCTATCAATCCAACCGAGTTTAGCAAGGCATCGCAAACCATTGACATAGAGACAGAACTGGTTCCATATATGATTGATGATTTGAATGATAAGGTGACTACTGCGGTTTCCGCTGTCAGTGGTGGCATCTGGTCAACGCGTGAGGGAATCATGTTTGCCGGGAATGCTGATAGGGTAGAAGAGGAGCTTGCAGAAATCAAGGAGGAACAAGGGGCAAAGAATAACAATGCAGTGTCTCCTAACTCCAAAGGATAATTCATTACTTCATGTTCTTATCGTACTATTGAGCGGAGCTAATTTAGTTCCGCTTTTTTATTGCTAAATTCTATATTATAGAATATATTCTCTGGAAAAATTTTATAATTCAAAATTAATTCATATTTTTGCATCAAACAAAAGAGGTATGAGGATTGTATCACATAAGAAATTGAAAGAGTTCTACGAGACGAAAGGCTATGAAGATTCACGCATAGCCTTAGAACGTTGGTATGATATAGTGGAAAAAGCTGAATGGAAGAACCTATCAGACATTAAAGTGGATTTTCTTTCTGCTGACTATGTAGGCAACCAACACTACGTTTTCAATATCAGAGGCAACAACTATCGGTTGGTTGTCGTTGTTAAGTTTACAATTGGGTACGTCTTCATTCGCTGGGTTGGTACTCATAAAGATTACGATAAGATAGATTGTTCAACCATTTAAGAGATAGAAGTATGAATAAAGTAACGAAAGAACAGTATGAATTTGCTTTGGCGAGAGTGGAGGAACTTCTGCCATTGGTTGATGACAATACGCCTTCAAATGATAAGAATGCGGTGGAGCTTACAGTTATGTCCGATGTTGTGATAGCATACGAAAAAGAACATTATCCGATAGAAAAACCGACTGTTGCGGAATTGATAGAGTTATCCCTTGAAGAGAAAGGGATGAGTCAAAAGCAACTTGCTGGTGAGATTGGAATAAGTCCATCGCGTGTGAATGACTATATCTCCGGACGTTCGGAACCGACCCTCAAAATTGCGAGGTTGCTATGTCGAGTGCTGAATATACCTCCGGCCGCAATGTTGGGATTCTAATCCAAAATACAAATATGAAAAAGAGAAAGAAAATAGTATTACTACTAGGTGCAGGTTTTCCTGTAGCATGGGGAGCTCCATTTTCCAAAGATATTCTTGATAGAATAATTGAAGATAAAGAATATATGTATGATAGTAATACAACTTGGGGTAAATTTATATTTGATACATTAAAATCTTTTTATGAAGAGGAGGACGGAGTCACTGTTAATTTCGAGACAGTGATTGCTGCATCGGAATCTATAATGAATTATGTTATAGCGTCAACCAATGAAAACAGGAATTCGTATAATACGTCATTTACTCCTGCTGTTAATGTCCTAATAGACTCCATCCAGCAAAAACTAAATGAGATATCTGATAAATTAGAGAAAAGGAGGCATTTTTATTCTATATACAAACATTTTGTGGATATTGTTATTCAACTCATTAAGGAATATGATGAAAAAGCTTGTGCTGCTGAGTATAAACTGCTAAATGAAAGATTGAACGAATTTATTGAATCTTTATTGAACAAGAAATATTCAGTAAAAATATATACCACAAATTATGACGCTATGATACCTCAGATTCTTTCAAAGCGTAAAATATATATGGGGGAACATTTGTTATCTGATTATAGTATTGTTTATAAAGCTGATTATTTAAGAAATAAAGACTCTCATTTAAGTTACTTTTACCTACATGGCTCTATCTATTGGACTTTTAAATTTGTAGAGAATAAATATAGAGTTGTAAAATCTACGATAACTGGAGAGGTGCAATCCTTAACTGCTCAAGGCGGAAATCCGAGTGAGAATTTAATTTTTAGCCCGATAATTGTTGGGTATACTAAGACTCAAAGAAGTCTAATGAATCCTTTTAATATCGGATTTACTAATTTTGCAAATGATTGTAATGATTGCAATAAGTTGCTAACAATAGGGTATTCGTTTTCTGATCCACATATTAATTCTATAATTCAAACTAATGTAGACTTTAATAAAGTTCGGCTTGCATATATAGGATTCGTTGAAAGGTTTGAAGGTTCTTCAGAGTATACGAAAATAGATTACTTCATAAGAAGATTGTATAAAAAAAACGAGGATGAAAGTTGGTTCAACTCAATTAATAATAATTTTGTTGCATATAAAAAAGGGTTTTCTAATTTTATAGAGAATAGAGATAATTGGACTAAGATTTAAAGATTGCTAGCATAAAAAAGGCGTGATTCACTCAGTTTCACGCTTTTTTTATACTCATTTCCCACAATCACCTGATTGTGGTTTTCTACCACTCCAATTATTCCCCTTTCATTCACTTACTGACTACTTTATATACCGTATTTACGACAATGGATTGATTGTCGTGAATGGGAAGCCTAAATATTTATCAGTCATCTGTATTGGTAGTATTTTTATTTCCGCAAATTGAATCTCAAATTTTAATTCATACGGTATGACAATCTTAGAACAAATTTTGGCAGGGCTGCAACAGAAGTTTACTGGGGTGGACACTGCTATCTTAACCCGAATCGCTACTAAAAAAGCAGAGGGTGTAACGGACGAGACAAAGGTAAACTCAATTGTTGAGGGTATCAGTTTTTCGGACGTGCTTAACTCCTATGGTGATTTCCGTGCCGGGGATGCTTCCAAGACCGCAGTTTCCAACTACGAAAAGAAACATAACCTTAAAGACGGTAAGTCAATTGAGAATCCTAATCCCAATCCTAACCCTAATCTGAAGCTGGAAGATAAGACGGACGACATGGCGGCTATTATTGCTAACGCAGTGAGTGCAGCCGTTAAACCTCTTTCTGATAAGCTCGCTCAATTCGAGACAGAGAAGTTACAAGCTACCCGGCAGGAGCAGATTATGGCAAAGGCAAAGGAGTATGGTATTCCCGAAAACTACGCCAAACGATGCGCCATTAAGGACGATGAGGACTTGGACGCATACTTCAAGGACTTGAAGCAGGAGTTCGCAAATGACGGCTTCAAAGGCGTAACCCCTCCCGAATCAGCGGAAGAGAAGATTGAGAAAGAATCTGAATCTATCGCTAAAATGATTGATGAGGGTACGAAAACTATTGTTGAACAAAACAAGAATTAATTATGTCAGCAGGATTTAAGTATGACTTGGTTCCACCCGTTGAGCAAGAGGAACGCTACGATGTCCAGACCGGCATTCGTAGACGTGGTCCGTTCAAACTCGACACGCAGAACCTGGTAGTGGGAAGTTTTCTTCCCGGATTTACACCGATTTGTGCGGACTTGAAAAACAAGTTCGCTTATGCGGTAATCAATGTGAGAGTTGCGGAAGCCTATACCACTGGTGGAGAGGCTTTGTCTATCAAAGTAGCTAAGAACTCTTTGGCTTATGTGGGTATGTTTGTCGGAAACGGCAAGAAAGGTGCAGAAGTAACGGCAATTGATAAGTCTAATGCCAACTACGATGTATTGACTATCAAGGCTGCTTTTGGTGAGAATATTGCCAAAGATGCTGTATTATTCAATGCGGTTGCAGTTGATGGTTTAAAGCAAAAGCATGTGGCTAATTCGGCTCTGTTTAACCGTACAAAGGTTGAGGACGGAATCACATTGGTTTCATTGCTTCGTACAGCCGCAGAAATTGAACCCTCAAAATTGGTTATGCCGTTCTCCGAGAACGATAAAGCCAACATGAAGGGATGGTTTGAATTTAACGAGTAAGGAGGTAGGATATGTTTTTAACGATTCAAACATTATTCGATGATGCGAACATTGTTTCCGCTATCATCAGACGTGTGAACCAGACACGCACGGACACAATCTATTGGCAGCAGTATCTTACTTTCCGCAGAGTGACTACTCGTGTGTTCAAAGACTATATCGGTTCTGTAACTGGAGTTTTGGCCGGATCCATCAATTCGCGTTTTGGAGAGAAACCCATCCGTGAACGTCGGAACATCGGTTCCGGATATGGTGAGATTGCCTATTTGGGTGATGCTTATCAGATGTCTATTGACCGTCTTTCTGAATTGCAGGATTTGATTGACAAGTTCAATGCCGCTAAGCCAGCCGACCAAAAGGCTGCAATGGAAGAGATTGTAAACTTCCTGGCAGACGACTACCGTCAGATTACCCTTGCCGCCCACAAGCGTATGGATATTATTGTCGGTGCGCTGTTGATGCTTGGTGAAGCCACCGTTTACAACAAAGACGCTGCAATCACTTCCGGTCAGACCAATAATAAACTGCTGGAGATTACCCTTCCGTTCAATTTTATCAAGCCGAAAAGTGGAGATGTGGTTGTGGACGGAAAGAATATGTTTATCTCTTATTTGAGAGAGAAACTTCATTCCTTGGCACCGGACTATGGCGTTTATGCCAAGATGATAATGACCCGTGCAACCTTCAACAAGAATGTGCTTGGCTCTTCTGAATTTGGTGAGCAGTACAAGATGATTCTCGGCAGCAACGAAATGAAGTTGAGTACGGGTTTGATTTCTTCTTCGTTGGCTTCCGAAGTGTTCACCGGCATCGGTCTGCCTCGCATCGAAATCAAGGAGGACTACGTGAAAGACCAGACGGGAAAGAATGTGCAGATTTACGCGGATAACCGTATTACTCTGTTACCTTCTGACAACATTGGTTATATGCGCCATCATACCCCGTATGAAGCGACAGACCCAGTACAAGGACGTACTTATATCCCGTCAGAGGGGCAGATGCTTATCTCCAACTACCGTGATAAGAACGGTCGCTACATGGAATATACGGCAGAGTGGATTCCGCAGATTTCCAACCCGGACTTGATAACCAATTTCGATTTGAACGAAATTGCATCCATCCAATCAGCATAAGGGGGTAGGATATGAAAGTAAAGGTTATATCAGTTTTCCGCGACAAGTTCACCGGAAAGTATTACACTCCCGGTGAAGTGATTGAAGTCGGTGAGGAAGCCCGTGTGCTGGATATGGAAAGCCGCAGACTTGCTGAACGGATTGAGGCAAAAAATCCCGAAGTGAAAGCCCCTGAAGAAAAGAAAGAGGTGAAAATTTCCCTCTTTGAAAAGGAGTTTGAGAAGAAGGCTTTGGTTGACGCTTTGAAGTCTATCGGTGCGCAGGCTTCCGGCAATATGAAAGAGGAAACTCTTTTGTCTAAGGTTTCAGAACTGGATGAAGAATCAACAGCCAAACTGAAAGAAGCATTAGGTATCGAGTAAAAGGATAGGGTATTGCTTCTACCCTTCCATTGTCTAATTTTATAAATCAGAAAAGAAATGAAGAATTTTATTTTTGCCATGTGTGGTTTTTTGATGATGTCTTTGGTCTCGTTGAGCGTGCAGGCATCAAGTGTGGAATCTCCCAAGTGTGAATATGTGAATCCATCGGTTAATGCCGGTTTGCCGGATATTCAGTCTATCACTTTGGAAACGGCTCCGGCTGATTGTGTTGTACTAACCATGCCACAGACTATATTCTTGGTTGCAAATAACCCGGCTATGATGTGTTCGATGAAAGAGGAAGCGGCTATTCAAGGGATACGAATTAATGTTCCCAAATGCCCGTTCAGATACATCTATAAATCAAAGTATTGCACGCATTATAGCTATACCGCATATAGTAAACTGATTACACCATATTGATTGATAACAGTCATGAGTAACAAGGAGTTTGTATTAAGCGTATTTGATAAGAATCCCCCGTCTAATCTTGTAGTTGAAAATATACTTTCAAGAACGGGATTGGATGGCGAAGAACCTTTTGCCGAGGAAAATAGGGCAAGATTAGAGGTCGCTTGTGCCAAGCAAATTCCGTGGATGATACAAAATCCATCTTCGGTCAGCGAAAGCGGATTTTCTGTGTCTTGGTCTAATTATGTTGATAGCCTAATGAAATTGTACTCATGGCTGTGTAAGCAGTACGGCTTGAAAGACGAACTGAGTAACAAACCTAAAGTGACTTTTTTATGATATTCGCTCCACACATATTGCAGGTAAAAGTTATCACCCCGATGGATAAGGATGAGTTTGGCAGACCTATTCCTGGAACAGGTGGTGAATACTGGCAGGAGGTATGCAAGTGCCGTTGTGATGATAACACTACCAAAGAGTTTTCATCTGATAACGGCTCTGTGTATCGTCCGAATTATCATGTGGTGTGTGAGAAGAGAATTACTGTCAAGGCTGGTGATGAAGTACGTTGCATGGATGGTGATGGCGTAAGAGGTCAAGGCGAAGTCTACACGATAAAGAGTACAAACTACTTTAACTACTCGGAATTATGGATGTAGATTTCGATTTCTCAGATGTCGACTCCTTTTTCGATGAAGGAGAATGGGAGGTCGAAAAGAAGATGATTGATGTAGGCGATGAAGCCGTGAAGTACGCAGAGGAAAATGGCGATTATCAAGACCATACACTCACTTTGAGAACGTCCAATGATTACGATGTCGATAAAGACGGTTTGACGCTGAAAAACGAAGCGGAATACGCTTCATTCGTAGAATCTAAAGGGTATGATGTTTTGAGTAGTGCTGCTTTATATGCGGAGAAACGATTAAAAGAAGAATTTGAAAAATGAAAAGAATATTCAAGTATGAATTGATTGTTGCAGACCATTCAAAACTATGTCTGCCTATCGGGGCGAGGATATTGTCTGTTCAAGTACAACGAGGTACTGTTTGCTTGTGGGCTATCGTAGATGAATATCAGAAAGAATTGTGCTTTGTGGATATTTATATGTACGGAACGGGGCAACACGTATCAGATGCAGATTTGGCTGGAAAAAGATTTGCCGGAACGGTTCAACTTGGAGATTTGGTTTGTCACGTATTTCTCGAATATGACGAAAACGTCCAATATTTGATAGTATGATAGTAACCACCGACATAGGAAACATCCTCTACCGGGATTGCAAGGCTTTCGGGATAGGCATAGTGCCAGCAGGAGAAACGCTGACGGGTGAATTGACCTCTGAAAGAATCGTTATCCACACAAAGAAACAACAGCCGGGAAAGTATTGGAAGAAATCTTTCGCAGAAGTGAGTTTTTGTGTACCCGATTTAAGCGAAAATGAAGCGAACCCCATCCGTTTGAATGAACTCGAAAGAGAAACCATGAAACGGTTTGATGATGTAGTAAGCACCTATGACGGTACAACCTATCGTTATTCTATCGAATCAATTGGCACGGAAGCGGATACAGCTTTGAAATGTCATTACGTGAATGTGAGAATTTTATTTGAAGTAATAAATGTAAAACTATAAGATTATGATTTCAGCAGTAGGAATAAAAAGAATCTTGTTTGCCGACATTGATAAGGTAACGGCAGACATTACCCCCGAAATTGCAAAAACTTTGATTCAAGCAGCCATCGCTGCCAAAGATGAGGTCTTGAATGTACACGGGGAAACGTGGCAGATTGAGGAGACGGAAGCCTCCGTCACTGGGTACAAGAACCAATTAACGGGAAAGAATTACCGTTACGATGATGTGCCGGGAGAAGTATCGCCCGCTTTCTCTATCGGACAATATGACTGGAAGACCAAGAAAGCGTTCATGGGTGGCGATGTTATTCAGGCCACATCTAAAGATGTGGGTTGGAAGCGTGCTTTGGATAAAGTTATTGTCAACAAAGCATTGTTCTGTCTGACCGATGATGATGTCTGGTTCATCTTCCCAAAATGCCGTATTGTTTCCCGTGAAGCCAATACGGATAAGGCAATTGCAATCGCTGTAAAAGGCTTGGTGCAGGAACCGGGAATTGAAGGCGTTTCTTCTGAGTATAACTACGAAGAGGGGCAGATTAAAGCTTTGCAGGCATGAACTACAGTAACCATTGTACCTACTCCTTCCGATGCGACCGTAAAGCTGGACGGTGCAACGGTCAAGTCAAAGCAGGTGAATGCTGGGGCTACCGTTCACTATGAAGTGTCGAAAGTGGGGTACGTCACTCAGTCAGGAGATATTAAAACCACTCCTTCTGAAGTTGATACCACTCTTAAAAAAGAGATAACATTGGTAAAAGCACAAGAGTGATAACTGGGGGATGGATATATACCATTCCCCCTTTTAGTTTAAGAATATGAATCAAGCAGCAAAAACGGTTTCTGATGCTTTGTTAGGGCTGGATTTCAAGAATGTGGAGATAGGAGGGATGGTTTATACCATTAAACCTCCTACAATTAAAATTATCTGTCGTGCCATTCATCATTTTTCCGATATCGCCCTGAGAGGAGATAATATCATGGAGGCTATTAAAGAGCTTCCTGAAGCTACTGAAGATATGCTGAAAGGTATTTCATGCTTCATCTGCGGGAATGATAGTTTGGTCAAAGAATTGGAGAACGGCACTTTTGAAGAAGTCAAAGATGCCTTGGAAGTCTGTTTCTCTATGATGGATATATCGGCTTTTCAGTGTGTCAGCTCGATGAGGAACGTGTCGATGCTGGCAGCAAGACCGAAACAGTAGGAAACACAACGTTCTTCGGGCAGATAGCCCATTTGATTGACACGCTGCATCTGAGTTATACAGAAGTGTTTGAGATTATCCCTTATCGGAATCTGCTGATGATGCAACGGGATAAATTACACGCAGTATATGGTGGTCAGAAGGTGAATAGAATCAGTGGTAAGGAATTGGCTAATCGTAGGAAAAAGAAATAGATATGGCGAAATTATATTTTAAGGTAGGTAGTGACTGGGAAGAAGTTGTAAGGCTCCGTAATGAAATTGCGAAGTTAAAACAAGAGTTAATGAGCATGGATGGCACGCAGTCTCCTGCTGCTTTCAAGGCTTTAAATGTTCAACTTGCTGCATCTAATCAAAGATTGGATGAGTTGGTAACTAATGCAGCCAAAGCTGGAGCAGAGATGGAAACGGGATTCAAAAGGAAAATCTTCGATGCTTCCCAATCTGTAAATGGGTTCACAGAGAAGATTATCGCTCAAAAGAGTGCCATAGGTTCTCTTCAAACAACTATTCGTAAAAATAAGGAGTTATATAAGAACATCGTTTCAAGAGGTGGGGAAGATAAAGAACTGCTTAATCACATCAACAAACAAGAAAGAGCGCTCGGTAAAGAACGGGATGCTTTATTCAACCTCACCCAACAGCAAGCCGAAGCGCGTCTTTCCGTAAAGAAACTCCGGGATGAATATACACTTTATAAGAATGATGGGAAACAAGTAGTAGAAACTAACGAAGGTATCGCTATATCTTGGAAGAAAGCGCTGGCAGTTATTGGTGGCGCCGGAGTATTAAAGGCATTAGGTTCTGAAATGATTCGTGTGCGTGGCGAATTTCAATCTATGCAGACCGCTATTGAGACTATGGTTGGAGAAGATATAGCAGGGCGACTGATTCCGCAAATCAAGGAGCTGGCTAAGATTTCTCCACTTACTATGTCAGATATGGTTGGAGCAGAAAAGATGATGCTTGGATTTAACATACAAGCAGAAGATACTATCAAATACTTGAAAGCCATTAGTGATATTTCTATGGGGGAATCCAGTAAGTTCAATTCGCTGACTTTGGCATTTTCACAGATGTCAGCAGCGGGTAAACTTATGGGGCAGGATCTGAATCAAATGATAAACGCTGGATTCAACCCGTTACAGATTATCTCCGAAAAGACCGGAAAATCTATCGCAACTTTGAAAGATGAAATGTCCAAAGGTGCTGTTTCCGCTGAAATGGTTCAACAGGCATTCATTGATGCAACTTCCGCAGGTGGTAAGTTCTATAATATGTCTGAGAATGCTTCAAAGACTATCAATGGTCAGTTGTCTATGATGCAGGATGCTTTGGATTCCGTGTTTAACGAATTGGGAATTAAGTCAGAAAGTGTTATCATGGACGGTATTCAAATGACAACTTCGTTGATTCAGAATTATGAAACAGTAGGGAAGGTCTTGGCTGGATTAGTGGTTACTTATGGTACATACCGGACCGCAGTGATGCTTGTTACTGCTGCCGAAAGTAAACATACTCTTGTGGAGATTGGACTTATCAATGCCCGTTTATTGGCACGAAAAGCGCAGTTAGCTTTAAATGCTGCTATGCTAACTAATCCTTATGTAGCATTGGCTACGGTGGTTGTTGGATTAACAGCTACTATGTGGGCATTCAGAGATTCTACAACCGCTGCTGAAAAAGGAACAAGGAGGTATAATGAAGAACAAGAAAAAGCGACCAAGCTTGATAGCGAACGGAAACAAAAAATAGACGGTCTTATTCAAAGCTCTCGTGATATTGCATTGTCTGACTTGCAGCGAGGTGAAAGTTTGGCGGTATTACGAAGCGAATATCCCAAGATATTTGCCCAATACGATATTGAATCAATTAAACTTGCTGACATACTTCAATTAAAACAACAAATAGCCAAAGAGGATGCAAAGCGCGCAGGCGAGGAAGTTGCAAGAAGTTTTGAAGCTGCTAACAAAGCTGTTTCAGACTATGAAAATGCCCTTTCTGCCAAACAAATCAATGGTGGTAAATTAACACAGCAGGAAATAAACAAGTTAAAAGAACTTCGCTCTTATAGAGACCAATTTCTTGTTGATAAAGGTAAAGGTATCTCTGAACAGTTCATATCCAATCTTAAAGATGTTGATATTAGTGAGTTTGACCGCTACATCTCTGAGTTAGAAAAGAGTATCAAAGGGAAAGGTAAAAATGGTACTGTGAAACTCCGTTTACCTATTGATATTAAGGGTACTTTGTCCGATGAAGCAATCTATAATGTGAAAGACATAAAAACACTTATAGATACTGCAAAATCCACTAAACAGACACGAATTGACGCAGAGAAGAATAAAACAACCTACCTGCAAGACCTTGCCAAAGCAAAAGAAGATTGGGAAGAGGCAAAGAAAGGGTATGAAGTTCTTTTGAAAGACCAACAAGCAACATCGGAACAGGTAAAAAAGGCCCGTGAAGATATGCTATCAAAAGAGAAAGCCTATAAAGATTTAGGTGGTATTACCGGAAGTTCTTTAATCAAGCAGGAAAATCAAGCCAAGAAAGAAGCCGAAAACCGACTTAAACAGCAAGAACAACTTGCCGAACAACTTCTTTCCATTCGTCGGAAAAACCAGCAGGATGAAGTCAACCTCATGGAGGACGGCACGGAAAGGAAGTTGAAGCAGATTGACTTGGACTATCAGAGGGAGCTTGATGCCATCAAGAAGCAGCGCAGGGAATGGGAAAGTTTGCAGGGCGGCAAGCTAACCGACGAGCAAATGTCTACTCTTGGCATGTGGGCTTCCAATGCAGCAAAAGGAAGGGAATCCGGTATCTCCGACGTAAACAGAAAGAAGCTGGAATCGGACAGAAAGGCTTGGCAGGAATACTTCATTGAGTACGGAAATTACCAAGAAAAACGGAAGAACCTTGTACAGAAATACAATGACGAGATAGCCAAACTGCAAACCGACAGCCCGGAGTACGCTTCCAAGGTAGCCCAAAAGAACAAGGCTCTTGAACAGCTTGATGAACAGTTCGGTCACTCCACAAAGGCGATGGCAGACCTCTTTGAAGATGCCAGCAATAAGTCCGTTTCCGCTATTCAGTCCATCATTGATAAGTATGAAACACTTGTCAAGTACATGTCTGGTACAAAGGAAAGTGACGGAACGAATGTTACACTTGATGAATTGAAAGCGCTCGGATTCACTGATAAGGACATTGAAAAGATAGAAAAGGGTGAAATCTCCATAAAGGACGTAACAGATGCAATCAGAGGGCTAAAGGATGAGCTGAAAGGCAAATCACCGTGGCAGGCTTTCGTCTCTGACTTGGAGAAAGGGATAGAAGCCATAAAAAAGGGCGGCAACGATTCCAAGAAAACCGGTCAAGGAATCACCGATATAGGAAATGCTGTGACGTCTTTTGCCCCTGCATTGAATGAGTTCGGCTCAAGTATCGCCGACATATTCGGATTTGACGACAGTAAGATAACAAGCGCCATTGATGCGCTTGGCGGCTTAGGACAAACGGCATCCGGGGTCGGGCAAATCATGTCGGGTGATATTGTCGGAGGCGCAATGAGTGCAGTTTCTGGAATTTCCGCTGTAGTGTCTGCGTTGGATGGGATGTTCGGTGCCGATTATTCCCACTATAACGAGATGGTCGAGGAATATAACAAACTCAATGAGATATGGGATGAGCTGATAGACAAGAAGCTGGAGTACATCAACACATCCTACGGAGCAGAAGCGGACAAGGTAGGCAAAGAGGCTCTTGAACTTGTCAACAAAAGCATTGAGGCGTACAGAATACTTGGGCGTGAACGATTAAACTCCGGTGCGTCTGCCGGTTCTCATTCCATTGGCAAGCGCATGGCAAAGAACACCTCGTCAAGCGACTGGCAGGACATCGCCAGAGCGCTCGACATGTCTGTCAAAGACGCCAAGGATTTTATAGGTACCGGACGCATGACGGGATTGTTTGACCTGACTACTGAACAGTTGGAGAAACTAAAGTCAGAAGCGCCTACTTTTTGGGCTAAATTAGATGGCGATGTGAGAGATTATCTTGATAAGATTATCGAGGGGGAGGAACGTATTGAGGAAATCCATAATCAGATAAACGAGCAGCTTACACAGACTACATTCGATGGTGTGTACAGTAATTTCATAGATACCCTTATGGACATGAAAGCATCGTCCAAAGATGCAGCCGAAGACATTTCGGAATACTTCATGCAAGCTATGCTCTCCGAGCAGATAGGAACACTTTATCAGGACAAGCTAAAGAAGTGGTATGAGAAGTTTGCAAAGGGTATGGAGGATGGTTCTTTGACGGAATCCGAAAGAAATGCATTGAACAGCGAGTATATGGGTTACATTGAAGAAGCGATGAAGCTTCGTGACGAGCTTGCCGCAGCCACCGGATATGACAAGATTTCGCAAGAATCAACATCCCAGTCTTCAACTTCCAGAGGGTTCGGTACTGAAATGACACATGAAGATGCAGGAGAATTAAGCGGTAGGTTTACTGCTCTGCAGATAGCAGGAGAAGAGATAAAGAATCAAAATATCATTCAATCTCAATCGCTTAATTTACTAACAGTAAAAGCTGATGCTCTACTTTCCATAAATACGGAAACAAGGAATATCGCTGATGATACGCGAGATTTGATAGCACAATCTTATCTTGAATTAGTACAGATTTCGGAAAATACAGGAGCTATTGTAAAACCAATCATTCAAATTCAGAAAGATATGGCAGAAGTGAAAAACAATACATCTAAATTATAAACTATGTCAGATTTATTGATAAATACCCAAGACGCCTACACAACATGGGGGGTAAGAATAGGAGAGGGCTTTCTTGATGTACTTGGTGCATCATCACCCATGAAAGAATTTATAGAGAATAAGTCCCGGTTAGAACATGGAAAACGTGTGATAATCAATAATCCTAAAGTCGATGAGAGGGAAATAACACTTTCTTTTACAATTGAAGGAAATTCCCAGTCCGATTATCAATTAAAGAAAAAAGCTTTCTTCGATGAGCTTTATAAAGGCAAGATTGATATTCAAGTTCCGGCTAATAGTAGCGAAGTTTACCATCTTATTTATACTGGCAAGAGTGTCACTTACGCACAGAGTTTAGACCGAACTTTCGGAAAAATTTCAGCCAAGTTCAACGAACCGAATCCGGCAAACAGAAATTAAATTCCAACAATAGAGAGATTGTTGCGTATATGAGTGCTCAAAATTGGGCACTCTTTTTTTTATCTCCGAACTTTGAAGACGTGGAACAAATCGACATCAAAGACATATCCGGTGCTATCCTGCTTACTACCCTTCCCAATGAAGGCTGCAAGCGTAAGTTTACTCTTATGAAGGAGGACTACATCACGTTAAAGTTCTCCTTGGAGAGTCCTATATTCTTCAAACTTGGTTCATACGTGGAGTGCGACTTCGGGCTGTTCGAGGTGTGCGACTTGCAGAAGCCGGTATTCAACACCGATAACGCAGGCTACGACTATGAGTTGCAGCTTGACGCCCACTACTGGAAATGGAAAAACAAAATCTTTAAATATACCCCCGAAGTGGCCGGGCAGGAAGCGTCCTGGAATCTCACCGCTTCACTTGATGTTCAAGCCGGTATAGTCCTTAGAAATTTAAAAGCTCTTGGTTACAAATACAAAGGACAAGATTTTGTTTTCTCCATTGACAGCACTGTAGAGAATAAGGCGCTACTGATGACTTATGACAACATCAACATCCTTGACGCCTGCTTCTCTATGGCAAAGAAATGGGATTGCGAATGCTGGGTGACTGAAAACATCATCCATTTCGGACGTTGTGAGTCTGGCGATGCGGTGGATTTCGAGATTGGGAAAAACGTGCAGGAAATGCCACGATCAGAATCCCGGTCCACCTACGCCACCCGTATCTATGCTTTCGGCTCAACAAAGAATATCCCATCTGACTACCGCCCCGTTGATGAGACTGTAGTGCTGAACGGCGTGGTGCAAAAACGCTTAATGTTGCCCGAAGGAACTCCGTATATAGACGCTTATCCCGATATGACCACCGAGGAAGCCATTGAACAAGTGGTTATCTTCGATGATGTCTATCCCCGAAGGGTCGGCACGATGTCGGACATTACCATCAAGGAATACACTGACAAAATAGAAAATGCCGACGGGACTACCACTGAAAAGAAGTGGAATGCCTACCGCTTCAAGGATACTGGCATTACCTTCTCAAAGGACTATATCCTTCCCGGCAAGGAATTGAAAATCACTTTCCAATCCGGCAAGTTGAATGGTATGGAATTCGCTGTGACATTCGACCCTGAGGGAAAGCCGGAGAAACTGGGGAATGGTGGCTGGAACCCTGAGGCACAGCTTTGGGAGATAGTCAGGAATGAGGACTACGGCAGACCGCTTCCAGATGGAGCGCTTATCCCCGAAAATGGTGATACTTACATCTTATCAGGCTGGAATTCCATGAAGATAACTGAAATGGGGCTGGTAGCAGAAGCACAGTTGGAATTAAAGGACAAAGCCGATAAGTACGTTGCCAAGTCTAAGATAGACCCTTCTACATATAACTGTAAGATGATGTCGGATGTCGCATACAGTGAGGACGGCATTCACAACCTCTACAGCATCGGTCAAAAGGTCAACCTTATCAACAAGGCCTATTTCGAGAACGGAAGGCAGTCAAGGATTATCGGATTTGAATTCAATCTTGACCTGCCTTATGATTCCCCTATATATACTGTCGGGGAAACCGCTGCCTATTCCCGTATTGGGGAGCTGGAGGAGAAGGTTGAGAGCCTTACTCTGAAGGGACAGACCTATACGGGCAGCGGTAGTAGTGGCGTGTATGTGATAAGAAGGAATGACTCTACACCGGCCACGGATAATAACGTGTTTTCGGCTTTGCGTTCCTTGGCTATGTTCCTTCGAAAAGACCAGGCTGACGGCACTCCCTTCCCCATAACCTTCGGAGATTGGGTCAAGTTCGGCGAGTTCATCACTGGTATTTCCGGAGGGTGCATCGACAAGAATGGCATCCTTGAAATGGAAGAGGGCATATTCCGCAAACGTGTGTTTGTTCCGGAGATTGCCTATAACCGTGTGACCTATTTCAAAGGCAGGATGTGCGCCTCTCCCGGAGGTGGATGTACGGTCAAGGAATGGAGCGACAACGGTGACGGTAGCTATACGATTACACCCGATTTGACGGATGCCGATGGACTGAGCCAGTTTGTCGATGACATTCTGACCACCTACTTCGTCACCAAGTCACCTGAAGGCAAGTTGCAGGGGTTCGAGGAGATGAAGTTCCGGGTGACTTCCGCCGATTACACTGCCAAGACATTCGTCATGACGCCGAAGCCAGGTACTGACTGGAAGCCTGGGGAATCTATGGTACTTGCCCAGACGGGTAACTTTACAGATGAGGATAGGCAGACGTACATCCTGATTGATACGGTTAACGGCAACAACTGTATTACTTTCTTCGACCACGCTAATACATGGGATGTCGAGCCTGCACAAGAGATGTCGTGGATTGGCAAGAAGAAAGGCCGTACCGTACATGGCATTCCGGCTGACAACTACTCGGCAGTTTTTCGCCACGTCATCATGTCCGGCAAGATATTCCAGGTGGATGACATCACCGGCGAGGCTTTCCGGGTGCCGCTATTCAAGGGGACGTGGAAAAAGGGTGAGAAGTATGCCTATTACGATGAGGTGACGCATAACGGCAGCTCCTGGATATGTGTCAATGAGAAAGGCACGTCTACAGAACCGGCAGACGGCAATGCTGATTGGTTGAAATATGCGGCCAAGGGAGAAAGCGGCAAGGGTATCAAGTCTACCGATGTGGAATACGCGATATCGGTGTCGAATGTCATTGCCCCGGTGGACGGTTGGCAGACTACCTCCCCTGAATGGGAAGCCGGCAAGTATATCTGGTCCCGGACGAAGATTGTCTATTCTGATGACGAAGTCAAGTACACCCAAGCGGCTTGTATCAGTGGTGGGCAGGGAGCTGACGGCAAGGGCATCAAGTCCATCACGGAGGAATACTACCTTTCCTCTTCATCGGCCACCACAACCGGAGGCGAGTGGCAGACAGACTCTCCGGCGTGGAAAAACGGCTGGTATATCTGGACCCGGACAAGGATAGTCTTCACTGACGATACTTCCACCACAACGAACGCCATCTGTGTGACTGGCAGCAAGGGTGCAGACGGTACAAGCATTACCAATTGCGGTGAATGGGAAACCGGAAAGCATATACCTTACATGGGTATTACCAAGATGGCCGGACGTGTGTTTTTATGTGTCGCTCCTGATGGTACCGACAATCCTCCGATGTGGACTCAGACGACCAATGAGGGGCGCCGTATCCTGCAGACCCAGAACGGCGGCAAGTCCTACGGTTATACCATTACCGGGGACTTGAATACCGCTGAGTATGAGCTGCTGGTGGAGAACGGCCAGGACGGGCGTGACGGTAGGGATTATGAATGGATTTTTAAGCATACTGCGGAAAATATCGCTCCGGCAACCCCTGCCACATCACAGGTGGATGACTATGTGCCGTCCGGCTGGCATGATGACCCGATTGGGGTGAGCGAGAGCCTGCCATACGAGTGGGCTTGCTGCCGAACTAAGAAGGACGGTGTATGGAGCGCGTTCAGTCCGGCCGCCATCTGGGCCAAATGGGGCTTTGACGGTGAGTCGGCCATTGTAGCCGATTTCGACAATGAGATGGAGAGTGTGGCGTTGACATACGAGGGAAAGACTGTTTCGCAATCCGTGCTCAATACAACCGTCGGCATGTGGTATGGTACGAAGAAGCTACAGCTCAAGTCCATCTCATGCGTGACGCCTGCCGGTGTCACGGAAAGCTACAATGTCAATACGGGTGTGATAGCGTTTACCGTGGCTTCCGGCATTTCGATGCCTGCACGCTCAGAGGTCAGGATAACCGTTACGGCTACGGTACAGGATACGGATATAAGCCGTGAGCTGGTGTTCACCATTGCCGGTGTACGTGCCGGTAATCCGGGCAGTGATGCGATACTCTATAGGCTGGTGCCTTCCGTATCTTCAGTAAGCAAGCGGAAGGATGGTACCTACAGTGTGGCAAGCGTGTCATGCACACGCACCAAGTCTGTAGGCGGTACCACTTCCATCACGACTGACGGTGTGCTGAAATACAGTAAGGACGGTGGTTCGGAGGTCGAGATACAGAACGGCACGGCCATTTCCCCGAAGAACTTCACGACGCAGCTGCAGTTCGTGTTCTACGTGGGTGGGCAGGTCGTGGACCGGGAAACTATACCCATGGTTGTGGACGGCAACGACGGTAATCCAGGAAAACCTGGCGGTGACGGCGAATCCGTCAAGGCTGGCGGTGAGTGGCGCACGGCTAATACTCCATACAAAAAGCTCACCATCTGTACGATGGGGAGTCGCTCCTGGCTCTCAAAGGTTGACACTTCGAATCCACCTCTATGGACTCAGACAACTCATGACGGGAGGCGAATCACTCAGACCCAGAACGGCGGCAAGTCCTACGGTTATATTATTACCGAAGAAGTGAACACCGACGAATGGGAACAACTGACATCAGACGGCGGCATGGTCTATCTCATCAGTACATGCAGCAATATACGGGTGAGCAATGCCGGTTCGCTTGTTCCTTCAGCTTTCCGCGTCTATGCCAAGCGGACGCTTGGTAGCGCCACATTGACTTATCCGGACGGATATCTGACCGCACGGGGGTACAGCAACGGGATATGGAGCGCCATCGCAGGGCCTTCGAGGGCTTCCGAGATTACGGTCAACGCTTCTGCAGGGTATTCAACGTTTTCAGTCCGCTGTTACCAGAGCCAGGCTGACGCTTCGGCATGGAATGACAGTTTCATTGCGGAGATATCAGTGGGTGTCAGCTATGACGGAGCAAGCGGACGAGACGCCAGCGAGCCGCGTCCGAGAGGTTTTTTCGCCAAAGGCAACACATATGTCTGGAATGAAGATTACCATGACATCGTACTGGCCACATTCAACAATCGAACCATTCCGTTTCGGGTACGGGCTTACGGTACGTCGGTCACTGTCGCACCCACCTCGATAGACGGTGATGCGAATTGGGAGGCGGCACAGCAGTTTATGTTTGTAGCTATGGATATGGCTTTAGCGAGAAAAATACGTGCTGATGAAATCCTTGTGGATGATTTGGTGGTACAGAACGTATTGGCAAGGGATAAGAATGGAAATGTCACTTGTAGCATTGATGGTGAGACTGGAGAAGTCAATGTTCAAGGAAAAATTACAGCGACAGCGGCATTCATAAAGATACATGGGTTTAGTTCCAATGAAGGCTACTTTTACCTGAACCCCAATTTTGGTTCGGATTTTGGCAATGGGCGTCCCAGTAGAATAGGCCAAAGTGAATACATACTTCCCAGCTCTGCCCAATGTGTGGGTATGAAAATATCCTTGATCATATATAATAATTCTTCAGGGAGCACATATGGCTATGTGTCAGTTGTGACATCGGACGGATTTAATGATATGGAGTTGGTTGACGGTCAATACCATTATTGCAATAAAGCTCATATCACAGAGCCTGGTGTTTATGAATTCATATCATTGGGAGGAGTCTGGATTTCAACCAATAAAAATGGCATTTCGTATTCGTATGCTGATTTGGGTGACCATGATTACGAAAACCCGGTTAATTAACAAACTAATATAAATGGAAAGATGTATGAAAGTTTTTTATGAAAGCAAGTTAGCGAAATGGCTGCTGTGGCAGGGTTACAGCACCATCACATTGGGATGCTTCGTCTTCACCAAGAAAAGCAAGGAGGAGATGAAGCAGAGTACACTTAACCATGAGGCGATTCATGTGCGCCAATGGGAAGAATGTATGATTGCTTCGGCTGTGCTGCTGACGGTAATCATGCTGTTTACCGGATTCAACTTATGGGTATATCTACTTTGCCCGTTGTGGTTCTACCTTCAGTATGGGTTGGAGTATGCGATTTCATACGTTTATCACTTATGCCGTAACCGGTGTTGGATAAATGTAGGTGATAAGGCTTACGGCAATTCCGCGTTTGAGATGGAAGCGGAAGCTAACGAAGAGGTAGACGGTTATCTGGATGTGAGAACTCCTTTTGAGTTCTTCAGATATTACGGAAAAATTTGATTTATAATTTACAAAACGAGTTAATTATTAAAATGTTAAATCGGGTAATATTTCCATCCGGAAATTATGCCCCTTAAATGTATTAAGTATGGCAGAGAAGCAAGATATTAGGGAAGACCAGATGAATCTAGTCAGTGGCGTAGACTATGTGAGAGGGCTGAGAGGCAATGACAGCGTGCTGATTGCTCTTAATAATCTGTTTGCTAATTATGGAATTGTCAGGGAGAATAAAAGATTTGATGCTGGAGAAGAAAAGGAAATCAACTTTAAAAATGGCGGTATAGTAATAATAAGAGTTAGCAGCCATAGCCATTCTATAGGAATGGCAGTCATAAATAGTGATTTAAGTGCTAATGTTCTGTCCGAATTACCAAACGGAAACTTTGGCGGCAAAGTAGAGGGTAAAATATGTATATATAGAAAAGAAAGTAATGGAAATCTGTATATATACAATGGAGCAGCAATTGCACATAACATAAATGCATGTTTTATTTCAGTTACCTAAATGTTTATTTTGCTTATTGTTTATATAGAATAAATTGACACCGTTATTTCCAAGCATGCTTCTTGCCCCTTAAATGTAAGAATATGGCAGATAAGCAAGATATTAGAGAGAATGCGATGAGTGGTGGAACACCTACAAGATTACGTGGACTGGCGGCAAACGGCAACAGTATATCACCAACATTGGAAGAGGTAATGAACGCAATGGGAATATATACCTATAGCTTTACATTGGCGGCAAAAGAGGAAAAAGACCTTGGCGACTTGGGGTACGGTATGTATTTGCTTGCATCCCCCAACAATGCAGCAACTGCTATATTTGCTTTTGGTTCCTATTCAAAAGGTTTTGTGTCAGATGCAGGTTCAAATTTTTACTGTGATTATACAGATGGGACTAAAGGTGTTGCTTTCGGTCGAAAAACGACAAATGGTAGCTTTTTTATCAAAAACAACAGAAGCACTGAAACATACATAGTTTTAAAAAGGATTGGTACCTTATGATAGTGGTTCTGCAAGCCATGTGGATTTTCATTCTGGTTATGCCCGTTCCGGCCATCTCGGTCAGAACGGGCAGAATACTTCTTGTCAATGCAGTCCATTCATGGGGTAGACTGCATAAAACCTAAACACTTAACTGGAATAATTGGCGGCATTACCCACCAAAAGCATCCGATCTTCACAGACCGAGAATACTTTCATTATTCCAAAGAATAAAATAGTATTAGTTAAGTAGTATATCGGCTAACTATACAAAGTTACAGTATTTAGTCGGAAACAGCAACCATCTAAGTAAAAACATCCCGATACTTCACAGACCGGGATGCAATGCCAAACAAAGAGAGTTTCCGAATGAAAATCAATATGAACAAAATGTCTTTAAACCTTAATGCAACTAATACCTATTGTCTAACCATAACAACTACAAGTTACTGATAACTTTTAAGACATAAACCATAGTACAAAATTGATACCAGAATGATTGCGCAACAATATTGCATTCATTTTCATTAATATAAGGCAAAATCCTCTTTTAACAATACTGTGGAATATTGTGGAGTGCTCCACGGTATTGTGGAATAATTCCACAGTTTTAAGTAAGAGTTACTGACTTCCATTCGCTCCAATTCCCATTCCAGCATCGTCTTACATACATTCCTATCATATTTTCTGGGACAGCTATTTGATACAAAAACACTCCTTCTGTTATATATTTTGCTCTATGATTTGAGTATATGCCAAAAATAGTATCTGATGAAATGGGTGGATGATTAATAGTATCAGCGTTAAACATGCCAGAAATTCCATAATCTGTTTCGTTATTCAAATCTGCAGCATATCCTTTACCGAAAGTTTCTGCCACCTCTTGAATTGTCGGTGATATACTGTTGCCGTTTGCCGCCAGTCCACGCAGCCGTGCCGGAGTTCCACCACTCATCGTATTTTCTCTAATATCTTGCTTCTCTGCCATAATCTCACACATTTAAGGGGCAAGAAGCATGCTTGGAAATAACGGTGTCAATTTATTCTATAT